CTAGCTGCTTCTAGAATTATTTAATCATTTTATTAATCACACAATTACGTGTGCCTAGAAGTTTATTTTAAGCCATTTCATACAAGGATTTTAAAGCAATGGCATTTCCAAAGGCATCAGGTTATTCTAACCTCAATTCGGGCAATTTCAGCCCAGTAATCTACTCGAAAAAGGTCCAGAAGGCTCTGAGGAAGGCGTCTGTAGTAGAGTCAGTAACTAACACTGACTACGCTGGAGAAATCGCTAACTTCGGTGACTCTGTAAAAATCATTAAAGAACCAGATATCACTATCACTACATATGAACGTGGTACGACACTGGCTACTCAGGATCTTACAGACGTTGACTTCACTATGGTTGTTGATCAGGCCAACTACTTCCAGTTCGCTATCGACGATATTGAAGAGGCGCACTCGCATGTTTCATTCGGTGATCTTGCAAGTGACCGTGCTGGATACAAACTGCGTGATACATTTGATGCAGAAGTACTTGGCTACCTATCAGGTTGGAAGACACCATCCTCATGGGCGCGGCGTTCAGCATCTGGCGATATCAACGGTACTAAAGCAGATACCAACGCTGGTAATGACGAAATGTTGGCAGCTAACAAGCTGGACATCACAACATTCGGTGGTAGCGATCTTGGTGTAGACGGTGAAGTTACATCTATCCCAATTGCTGTTGGCGGTGGTGCTGGTGGTATCACTTCTCCATTGGCAATCCTAAACCGTATTGCACGGCAGATGGATCAGGCTAACGTAGACACAGATGGACGCTGGGTAGTAATCGATCCGGTATTCGCTGAAGTGTTAATGGACGAGTCTAGTAAGCTTATTAACGCTGACTTCGGTGGCGGTGATGAGTTGCGTAACGGACGCTTGCCCGGAACGCTTCGTGGGTTCTCAATCTACAAGTCTAACAACCTTCCATACTTAGGTACTGGTGCTGGAACAGCCGCTTCTGCGGGTTCTGAAACCAACTTCGGTGTGATGGTTGCTGGTCACGCATCTGCGGTAGCTACGGCTCAACAGATTGCTAAGACTGAGACTTTCCGTTCGCCTACTACCTTTGCAGACATCGTGCGCGGCATGAGTCTCTATGGGCGCAAGATTCTTCGCCCAGAAGCGTTGTTCACAGCGAACTACAACCTCGCATAAGACTACTGAGGGGCTGGTCATATACTGGCCCCTCACTCCATTGAGGGTGTTTCATGCCAACTACTTATATTGATCTATGTAACCAGACTCTTCGCCGCTTAAATGAGGTGGAGATTGCTGAGGCCGACTTCGGGTCGGTACGTGGCGTTCAGGCGCTTGTTAAGGATGCGGTTAAAGCTGCGGTTGCAAAAATCAATCAGGCTGAGTTTGGTTGGCCTTTTAATGCGGCAGAGCATACTCAGACATTAGTAGTGGGTCAGGAAGAATACACTTGGCCGCAATACTACAAAGTAGCTGACTGGAACAGCTTCCAAATTCAAGAAGATAGTAGCCTTGGCTCTAGCTTTAAAGCGCTAAAGGTAATCGATACTGATGAGTGGTATTCTTCTTATCGGGATGATGATTATGCCGCTGGATCTTCAGGACGCAACATTCCTGACTTCGTCTTTCAGGGTCACGGTAACGGCTATGGGGTTAGTCCATCACCCAACAAAGCATACACTCTAAAATTCCGATACTTTATGAATTATTCTGATATCACAAATGCAACTGATGTCACCCGTATACCAGAGAGCTACGACACCGTTTTAATCGACGGTGCGCTTTACCACATGAATATGTTTAAGGACAATCTGGAGGCTGCTCAGGCTGCGTTTGCAGCCTTTGAGAAGGGGATTAAAGACCTACAGACCCTCTACATAAATAACGAAATATATATACGCGATACGCGGATTAGATATTAATGCCAGATCAAATACAGTCCTTTAAATTAGTCTGTAGCGGCGGTCTAAATAGTAACGAAAATCACTTAGACTTATCGGACAACAGTCCGGGCGCTGCTACCAGATTAGTTAACTACGAGCCGTCATTGTTTGGCGGCTATAGACGTATTGAAGGCTATGATGATTACGACAGCGACTATGGCGAGGTAACTGTAGCCGGTCAGACAACAGGTCAGGGTAAAGTACTTGGCCTAGCAATTTTCAAAGATGATGTAACTAATTCCACTAAGATTATTGCAGCACGGCAAGATGCTGGCGGTACAGACTATAGCTTTTATTACTACACTGCTTACATTGGCTGGCGTAAGTTTACTCTAGATCATTCCGTCACCAGACCCATGACCCTCAACGGGCTTACGGTAAGCAAACTACGTCACGCCGTATTTAACTTTGGTACAGGCAATCATATTATATTTGCTGACGGAGTTAATCCTGCCATTGTATTTAATGGTGCAAATTGGAAAGAGATTAAGTCTTCACATGCGGGTGGGTATGACGCAGCTAACAATACGGCTGGTGGAGATCAGGCACTTAATGCTCCTGCGCTTGTAGACGTATTTGAGAACCATGTGTTCCTATCAGGGCATGAAGCTACTAGAGCGGCTGTAGCCCATAGCGCACCTAATGATGCTTATACATGGACTGTAGCGGCTGGCGGCGGCCAGATAGCGGCTGGCTTTGATGTTGTTCAAATCAAACCGTTTCGTGATGACTTATTCGTATTTGGCGACAACTCAATTAAGAAGATTAATGTAAATCCTTCTAATGAGTTTGCTCTAACTCAGGTTACAGCTAACGTGGGTTGCGTTGCCCGTGACAGTGTACTTGAAATCGGCGGGGATCTTATGTTCCTTGCACCAGATGGTTTCAGACCCGTGGCAGGTACATCTAGAATTGGTGACGTGGAACTTGAAACCGTTAGTAAGCCAATCCAAGCCACACTTGTAGACATTATTGCTAACGAAGATATGGATACGCTTAACGGCGTTGTTATCAGGTCAAAGTCTCAGATACGTTACTTCATTGGCGATACATCAAAAGATGCCTCAGACAGTATCGGTATTATTGGTGGCCTGACAAATAACTCAGGATCGATTGGTTGGGAATTTGGTGAGTTATTAGGTATCAGAGCATCGTGCTGTACTAGCGGGTACATAGGTACATCTGAGTTAATTCTTCACGCAGACTATGATGGTAAAGTATACAAGCAAGAACACGGCACAAGCTTTAACGGCGGGGATATCGTATCGATATACGCCACACCTTATCTAGACTTCGGAGAGACAGAGCAGCGCAAAGTAATGCGTAAGATTAATACCTTTATTCGTGGCGAAGGTCCGTTTGAGATGCTTCTGTCCATGACATACGATTGGGGTGACGGGGCAACACCAACTCCAGCAACTTACTCACAATCATCGACAGGCGCACCTACACGCTACGGCGGTAGAAACATTTCTTATAACGCAACCAACGTACTTTATGGCGGCTCATCAAAGCCGATTATGACCAGTGATATTCAAGGGTCAGGTTTTGCTGCACAGGCCACTTTTGTGACTGTTGGGCAGACAGAACCGTTTTCTATCCAAGGAATGGTCTTTGAATTTACCACGGCAGGGAGAAGATAACAGATGGCAGGTTACACACGGCAGTCTACTGGTTCGATTATTAACGGATCACCGATTACTGCACCCCCGCTAAACTCAGAGTTTAACCAAGTAGCGGCTGCATTTAATGCTACTTCAGGCCACTCGCATGACGGGTCTACGGGTAATTCTCCTAAAATTAATTTGGCTACTTCTGTGTCTGGTTACCTGCCAGCCGTACACGGCGGTATTGGCGGTAAGAATAAACTGGATGCCACAACCACGCCTATCGTAACTAATGATAACTCAGAAGGCTATGCTCCGGGGTCTTTGTGGGAAGATACCACTACTGGTCGTATATACATTTGTGTAGGAAACAGCACTGGTGCAGCCGTATGGCGTGAACTGGTACAAGTCAATTCTGGTACAGCTATCCTACCCGCAGCCACTGATACTGTGGACTTGGGTAATAACAGCACCCGCTTTCAGGATTTGTTCCTCAGTGGTGGTATTTCAGCCTCTGGTAACGTAGCCGCTGGTGGTACTCTAAACATCACAGGAGCAACGGCTCTTGGCTCTACGCTTGGCGTCACGGGCGATACCACACTGGTTAATCTGTCGGCTACTGGCACAACAACAATTACATCTATCGATTTAAACTCTGGTGCTATTGATAGTACTACGATTGGTACTACTACCCCAGCCGCTGGTACGTTCACTACACTGAATGCAAATACTAGCTTAGTAGCTGCTACAGCCGATATTAACGGTGGTACGGTGGATAATGCCACTATCGGTGCATCTACTCCAAGCACAGGCTCTTTCACCACTTTAGGCGCTTCTGGAACCTCTACTCTAGCAACTGTTGATATCAATGGTGGTAACATCGATGGCACAGCAATCGGGGCTTCAGTACAATCCACAGGAGCGTTCACAACCGTATCGACTTCAGGTCAAGCTACTCTGGCAACAGTTGATATTAACGGCGGCTCAATTGACGGTGCTACTATTGGCGCTAACGCAACTTCTAGCGGTGCTTTTACTACTCTGTCTGCTTCTGGTGGGATTACTGGCGCACTAACTGGCAACGTAACGGGTAATGTTACGGGCAACGTAAGCGGTGCAATTACAGGAAATGTCACTGGTAATCTAACGGGCAACGTAACCTCTAGCGGAACATCTAGCTTCAACAACGTAACAGTTGATGGCACGTTGAATATGAACGCTGGTACTACTGCTACTATTACTAACCTGACTGATCCTACTAATGCTCAAGATGCAGCCACCAAAGCCTATGTTGATGGTGAAATATCTACGCTGATTGGTGATGCTGGTGCAGGGCTTAATACACTTGGCGAACTAGCAGATGCGCTAAACGATGATGATGACTTCAGCACTACAGTAACCAACAGTATCGCTACTAAACTACCTAAAGCTGGTGGCACGATGACAGGCGCTATCGCCATGTCTACGAATAAGATTACTGGCGTAGGTGATCCTACAAGCGCACAGGATGTAGCTACAAAAGTATATACAGACACGCAGCGTGATACCCGTGTAGCTAAAACAGGCGATACGATGTCTGGCGCTCTGGCTATGGGCAGCAATAAGATCACTGGCTTGGGTACTCCTACGGCTGGTACAGACGCTAGTACAAAGGCTTATGTTGATGGCATCCTTGGTTCAGCTACGGCCTCTTCTGCAAGTGCATCAGCGGCGGCTACTTCCGAAAGCAATGCAGCTACTAGCGAAACAAATGCAGCTTCCTCTGCTTCGGCAGCGGCTGCGGATCGTGCTACTGTAGCATCACTGTATGACAGCTTTGATGATCGTTACCTTGGGCCAAAGTCTTCTGCTCCTACGCAGGACAATGACGGGAATGGGCTGGTTATCGGTGCGTTATATTTTAACACCACAACCAATATTATGAACGTGTATAGTTCTGGTGGCTGGCAATCGGCTGGCTCTGCAGTCAACGGTACATCTGACCGCCAGACTTATACAGCTACGGCTGGTCAGACAGTCTTCGCAGCTACCTATGATGCAGGTTATGTGGATGTCTATCTGAACGGCGTTAAGCTACTAGCTGGTACAGACTTCACGGCTACCAATGGTACAAGTATTACTCTGGCGTCTGGGGCTTCAGTCAATGATGTCGTGGATATTGTAGCTTATGGTACATTTGTCCTAGCGGATCACCTTACGCAGACACAATCAGACGCACGTTATGTGAACCTTTCTGGCGATACTATGACTGGCAATCTGAACATCACGGGGGATTTATCTCTTAATGATGTAACACCCGCTATTTTGCTAAAAGTAAGTGGAGCAGAAAAGGGCTATATAAGAAGCAACTCCGATGTGACTGAGATTAATGGCGCATCTGGTTCTGCCTTGCGTCAAAACGGCTTTATGAAGTTGCAAACAAATGCCACAGGCGTAGACATCTCGGGTACTTTGACCAGCGATGCTTTAAATGTAAGTGCAGCAAGCCCAAACATCGATGTTACAGACACAGGCACATCACACGCATCACAAGACTTTTTAACCAATAGCAACGCTGCCCGAGCGACGATTGGAGTAGAGCGCAGTAGTGGTGGTGGGTTGTTTGTTGGTTCTTCACCTTATGCTGCGGTCTTTGGTACGGCTAGTGCTGGAAATACTGAGTTTGCTACTAATAACAATGTGCGTATGACCATATCATCATCAGGGTCGGTAGGTATTGGTACGAGTTCGCCTAGTAGTTTTAGTAGCTTTGGTAATAACCTCGTTGTTGGAGGTGGATCAAATAACGAAGGAATGACGGTATACTCCAGTGCCGTAGGTAGTTTTTATTTTGCTGATGGGACTACAGGAGATTCCCTTTACAAGGGGATTGTTCAGTACGAACATGCTACAGACTCACTTAATTTTTATGCAAACTATGTATCGGGTGATAGCCCCAACATGCGCCTCGATGCGAGCGGTAACTTGCTGGTGGGGACTACTACAACTTACCCTGCTGGCGCTGGTGTCTCTGGCGCATTTATTGAAAGCCTAGGTCGTATTGAGGCAAGCCGTGCGTCTGCTGCTGCAATTAGGGCCAACCGCAACACAAATGATGGCGACATCATAGAGTTCCGCAAAGACGGCGCACCTGTGGGGAGTATTGGGACTGCGGGTGGCGACCTTCTTATGTATAGCAGTGAAACAAGTCACGTTGGCTTGCGATTTGGTCAAGGTTATGTTCTACCGACTAACAACAGCGGTGCAACATCTGATGCTACGGCAGACTTAGGGCTGTCTACTGTTCGCTTCAAAGACCTCTACCTCTCTGGCGGTGTCGTCTTTGGCGATGCTGGCGGCTCTGGTACGTCTACAAGCAACGAACTGGATTCGTATGAGGAGGGGACTTTTACTGTAACATTGCCTAACGGAGGCGGTATTTCAAGTGCCAATGGAACATATATAAAAATAGGTAACAAAGTTACTGCTACTATGTACGTTACATCTATTAATCCAACAGCA